AAGTATTATTTACCCTGTCGTAAAGTTTTCTATTTCTTTCAACAAAGTCGTGTCTTCTATATCCATCAGCTAACTCAACTCTTAATGCGTTTGCTGGAAGTTCAATTTGATTATTGTTATTAGGTGTTAAAGAATAATTTATGTCTGTGTTAAAAAACCAACCACGAGCTTGTACTTCTCTTGAAACGTGGTCTAAAATTTGAATAGCGATTGATACGTCATTAGTTGTGGCGTTGGTAATACTAGATACTGGTATTTCACCGATGCTTGTAAGCATTGTGTTTATAGCTTCAAGCTTACTTGTTACTGTTAATGACATTATTTATAATTGTTTGATTAATTTTATTAAGAGGGGGAACTTTCATTCCCCCAATCTTAATTTACATTACAAGGTAATTAAGCTGTCTTAATTTCTAAAGACGCTTCTGGTCTTAGAACACCATGTCCTGCTGCATATTTAGCAACAAGTAATGTTCCTTGATGTCTTGCAGAGTATTCCATCTCTGTTGATAGGTCTAATAATTTAACCGTACCTACAGCACTTTTGTGCCATACGCAGCCAACAGTAGTAGAGAAGTTTCCTCCTAGACCACCGCCAGAACCAACGATAGAACCTACACCAACGCCAGTAGTAATATTAGTTGATGGTAATTGATTTGTTTTCACAATTTCAATTCCAGCAATCTTTAATACTTTACCGTCGGCATAACTTCCAGAACCACCGAAATCTCTATTGATTACGGCAGCAGTAGTGTCAGAAACCATACTGTAGTACGCTTGTGGCGATACAGCAGCATATCTGTCTTCTGCTGGAACGTTAGCTTCGTCTAGTAATCTTGCGGCAGCATAAATTGATGCGGCAGCAGAAGCACCGTTTGTGTTGAAGTCAGCGTCAGTAATAGTTTGTCCAGCAGCTTGTGGAGAAGCGGCAGACTCTCTAGCGTTTTTTACTAACATTTGATAAATGTGTTTATCCATTTGATTAGCTAGAGCAATACCTATTTCTTTTGCATAGATACTTCTAACTTCCCAAGATGATTTAGCTTCTTCAATAGAAGCAATAAACACGTGAGATACTAGTAAATCTTGAATTGATATAATTCTTTCATTACCAGTTATTGATGAACCAGTTAGTTCAGCACCAGCAGCGTGGTAAGCAGCAGACGCTTTTCCAAATACTGGAAACGTTGCACTTTTACCGTTAGCTATAGTACGAACCATAGTTCTATCTAGGGCAGTATTTGCTGTTTCAAAGGCAGTCAAAGTCTCGCCTGAAAACAATTTCAGGAATAGAGCATTTTGATCACCAGCACCAGCAGCCTGACCTATGTACGAAGGAGTATAATTTGCCATTATATTTCCCTTTCTTATAAGTTAAGTTGCTTAGTTAAGTTAAAAACGCCGTATTTCAGATACAAAATTATCGACCCTCGGGTCGGTTTAGACTTACTTTATTGGGTTAATCAGTAGGAGTAACTAATTCTCCTAAAGAATTTTGTTATAATATGTTTGACCTTGAAAGTTTAGTTTCAACTTTTTTTCTAAAAGCTGGGTCTTTGGCATACATAGGGTTTTTCATATCTTCTTTTAATTGTGTAATACTTTCGTATCTATCACCAACTGAAGATTGAGAAGTTTCACCTAAACTTAATTTAGGTTCTCTGTTCTCTGCGTTATATCGAGCATACATTCCTCTTATAGTAAATAAGGCTGTATTATCGTCGCTTGATACCCCTTGATTAAAAGAATTAATTTCTTCTTCACTTAAATTATTAGCAACCCAATCTGTCATAGATTTATATTGTTGCTCGCCTTGAGTAATTGAATATGCTTTGGCCTGAAATTGGTCAGCCATAGCTTCAAGACCTTTTAAATAATTATTAATATATTGTTTAGGTAAACCAGATTTTTCTAATGAAGTTAATGTTGTTTCACTAAGTTGTCCAGTTTCATTAAATTCTTTTTCAGCAGTTTGAAAAGCAGATATACTTTTTGTATCATCTGTTTTTGTTTGTGCTTGTAATGGATTTTTATTTTCAACCTTTTTATTATCTACTGGTTGACCAAGTTTTTTTTCTAATTCTTGATAAGATTTAATTAATTCATCTTGTGAATTAAATTTACCAAGTATTTTTTCTTGAACTGGTTGTTCTGTTTTTATAGGTGCTGTTTCCTGAACTCTATCTTCTGGTAATTTATTGGCGTTCTCAGATTTTTGTATCATACTGTCTACATATTCTTTACTTTCGACAGAAGGGGTCGGAGTCACATTTACTTGTGTTAGTTCACTCATTATTTATTTTCCTTATTGTTGTTGTTGTGTCTGTTTTTGTGCTTCTTGTTCCGCCCTATTTTGAAAACTATCTCTAACAATACCAGCTCCTTCTTTTGTAATATGGGGAGTAGCTTGTTGTATCATAGCCTGTTGTTGTGCCGCCTGTTCTTCAGCTTGTATTTGTTCTGGTGCTTTTATTAAGCCTTCCATATCAATACCAAGAGAAGTCCCTACCCTTTTTACATACTCATCAAAATTAACATACTTGAACAATTCTTGTGCAAATGGAGTTAATTGTTGAATAAAAGTATTTAATCTTTGTAAATCTGATGAACGACCTAGTGCCTCTAAACCAGTTACAATTTTAACTTTGATACTGTCTTTAGGAAGCGTTGGTAATCTTTTTGATTTTTCCATTTGATACATCAAACGGGAAATTAAAGGTAATTGTAATTCTTGGGATAATAATGAATATAAACCTGATACACTATCATTCAACGCATCAGCTAATAATCTTATTTCAGTAGCAGTTACTCTATCGTTATTACGTTGAACACTATTCATTAACATAAATGAATAAGTTAATCTTTCTTCGATGGTTTTAATTGTTTGAAATGTAATTGAAAAGTCGGCTGACTTATTCATTTGTAAAGTAGTGACATCATTTGCATCACCTTCTCTAATTGCTCCATTAGGACTTTCAGATAAAGTTTTAATTCTTGTTGTACCATTTGGTCTGACTAAAAATAAAACTTTAGAAGCGGCCGCACTACCTTCAACGACTGCTCTGTATAATGCTTCTAACGATCTTAAATCACCAATATATTCCTCACAAAAACTTCTACCGTAATCTTCATTTGTGAGAGTGTATCTTAAAGGAATGAAAGGTGACTTATCTAGCGGATAAGTTCCGATTGAACTAGGAACGATTTTGTCGTTAACCTCTTGTTGAACAAGCCACCTTTTATTATCTGATCTAATAACACGAGTGTAAATAGAAATCGTTTGATCTCTTTTTTCTTCGTCTAGTTTATCGTCAAATAATTTTTTAATTTCTTCTGATACTGCTGATGGACTTACTTTATCTTCAGTAATAATTTCTATAACATTACCAACGGTATCTCGTTTAATTACATATTCATCTAACTTATAAACTTTCATTGAAAGTTCTGGGGTAATATATAAAAGTACATTACCTGAAACTACAAGCTGTCTTAGTGCTTCAAATACAGAAGTTCTAAAATTATTTACTTCTATTTCATTCATAACTACACGCTCAATAGAGCCCATAGCTTTTTCAAACTCACCTTGCATACCTTTTTGGTTGGTAAGTTTTTGTAAAGTAAATTCGTCTAGGGATAATCTAAAAAATGGTTGATTAGGGGGAAGGAGTGCTAATAGTAATTTACTAGATATATTATTAACCCCTCTAGCACCTATACCTTGATATGGGGTGTAAAGTTTAGTTGAGCCACTATAACCACTTCTAGTTATTAAAGAAGGTATTGTAAATTCTGCACAATCTCTTGCTCTATCTAAGTAAGGTTGGCGTATGCTTTCTAGTTTTGAGTATCGACTTTTTGCCGTTGTAGTTGGTTGCATTGTGATTATTTATTAGGGGATATTAACGCCAGAGCTTCCACTAGATAAATTTGACTGGTCTAAATCTACGACCAAACTAGCTTTTCCTCTTTTTTTACCAACACTTAAAGGCGTAGAACTTGCTGTTGCTGGTGTTTGAGGTGCTTTTTGTCTTAGCGTTGCCTGACTAGCATTTACTTCTGTAGCTGGAGCGGCCGGGATTGGTGGTGGTGGTGGAGCTTTAGGACTCGACATACACATAGTTTTATTACTCTTTCTTTATAAT